TTGTTCAAGCTCTTGTCCTTCAGTAGAAACTCTTAGATAGCCATAACACTTGTTTTCAGTCATTAAAATAGGAATATAAAATAAAAGGGTGAGGTTATAATTAATTCGATATAAAAATATTAATAGCTGTTATTATATTAATATTTTAGTATAAAAAGAATGTTGTAAATAATTGGATTATTATATTAGGGAAATGTTCGTTTTATTTTTGATTTTTTATTATTTATTAATGTCATATATGCTTAACTTAGGACAACTCTTTTTAGGACCTAATTGCCTTCACTGCGAAAATAAAAAGAGTTACGATACTTTAATTAAAATAAATAGTACAGATAGCTACGAGTTTAAATGTTATGAAGTAGAAGATTTTAGAAGCACTATTATAAATAATAATGTTGCAACATTAAAAGTAATAATAAGAGATTATAAACCATTATTTGATAAGTATTCTCATCTAGAGTTTATCGATTATGATGTTGAAGTTAGGTACAATAATATTATCATATATAGTAAACCCAAACATAAGTGTGAAGGTGACATCCAATATAAATATCAAATTATGGGAAAGATAATGAGTGCATTAGATGTGAATATCGAAAGTTCATAGTTTTTTTAGATTTCTATTCTTAATGGATTGTTCTTTATTAAATTATCTTTACACAAATGTATTAGGCCTGATTCTTTATATTTAACATTGTTCTTATGGTATTGAGTTTTATAATGAGCGGCAACTTCCGCACCATGTAATATTGTTCGCCTTTTTGATTCTCCAAACCATCGACACGCTTCACATACATGCATTCCATAATCTCCAAACTTTTTTATGTGGTTCTTATTTAACCATTCTGGTTCGTACTCTTTTAAATTTCTATGGCCCATATCTACTTTACCTTTATTATTTTGTCTTAAGAATAGAGCTGGTATAAAATTCTGAATTCCTGTACCCTCTGGACCTTTTATAAAAATACAATCTTCCATTTACTCTCTTTATATTATTTATTTCTTTATATGTTTTTAAAGTTACTTAAAGGTAAATTATATTCTAGTATTTCTTATTATTTTAACTCTATCATTATCAAGAAAATTTTTTAATTTTTCGTATTGATCTATATGCCAATTTTCAATATCTTTTAAATTATGATTATGATATTGTAGTTTGCAGTGCGCTTTCGCTTCAGTTAGATTAAATAATATCCAAGATTCACGGAGCTCTCTTTTATTTAGGCAAGCTATACAATAATAATTTTGACATTTATGGCCAAATGCTGCTACTATATATTTATTACAATCACATTTAACTGGCTGCATTATTGAATGCATTTGTAGATAGTAATATTCATCACAATATTCGGCTTTTGATAACTCTTTTTTCTTGAACATTCGTTCTTTACTTAAAATTATTAGATATATAAATATATATAATAATGGCGGAAGCTTATGGAGTTGATTGTGGTAAGTGTAAACAGGTACTCTATACTAATTGTGAGCATATAGGTAGAGCTTATAAAATCTTTCACGATAAAAAAAACGATATTTTTACTAATTATTGTGCTGGCTGTTTAAAAACTGTAAGAAAACAAGATGATAAGGTTTATCATTTTCACTGTAACGAAGATAAATGCAAATGGAGATGTATGAAAAGTAATCAAAATGATAGACCTTATTGGATGGTATATTTAGGTTAATTTTATTGAATCGTCGTAATTAAATATAAATTCGGTTTCACCATTATGTTCATGAATTTTTTTAGCATCATCAAAAGAGTCCCATATAACTACTGATTGAGTATCCCCTAACCAATTAATAACACATTTTGATTGCCTTAAAGAATTATATTGTTTAAAAATAACACCTTCAGCAACAACTATTTTTTTTCTTATCATTACGAATGTTCTCATTTATAATAATAAATTATATTTAATTTAACTATTTTGTGCGCGTTGCGCTAGTTGTTCTCTTGAAATCATTAGACCTCCTAGATTTTCGGATGCTTGTTGCTTTTTAATTATTTTCGTCTTACTGACTTTTTTTTTTTTCTACCACCTGCGAGTTCTTCTTCGTAGTAGTAAGCTGGTTGTGACACTAATCCTTCCCCATAACCAAGGGCTTCCGCTGCTCTCGCACCCATTTGGATTCCTTTATGCGGGATCAGTTTACCTATCCTTGATATTGGTTTATGTTTTTTTAAGAAATCGTTTACTGAATTAAATGCACCTTTTATTTTATCCCAGAAACCACCACCGTACATATTTCTATTTGCCGTATTTTCGATTAGAGGAATCATATCCATCTTTTCCGAATTGAGAATATCTTGAGAGTTTAGAACTGCAATGTTTTTAGTTACGTTACCACCAATAACGGCATAAGTACCTTCATAGATTACGTGTACGAATAAAGTGTATGTTATAGATTCTGATGCTATGTTTGTGAAGTTTACAGTCATCGACAATTGAGGATTCGATAGCTTGCCCGGAGCGGACAAGCCGTCGTATAGTAAACAGTTTTATAAGTCTTATAAAACTGTCTAATCCTATGTCGCGACCTAAATCGATTGGTAAAACAGAACCTGAAAATCTTGTCCATTGTGCGAAAGATTCATTACCACCATTATTTCTGTATATTTGGTAGAGATCGTGGACTTGAGCACTAGAGAGCTTACCTTGGTTATTTGCCCAGTTAATAGTAATTTGGTCTATACGGGCTGTAACATCAGAGTATGTATAGTTAAGAGCACCTGTTATTAAATCTGCATCTTGCCTACGAACTACTATTAATAGACGTTTTGGAATTGCATCTAAGTTTACAGAGTTCATAGATATTTGAGCTGAAGCACCTGCGCCGACTGGTACATTGAGAGTTGTTGCAAGAGGTAAAACTTCATGATATGCATAAGAAACGTTTCTTGGGATACGAGCTAACTCTTTTGGTGAAATGAAACGAACATAAACTGTGAAACCTGTAATATTTGCTACTAAAGATGAAATTACACCTGAAGTTGCATCTACACCGTGACTCCATACACGTTTTAAATCTGTGAATGTCCATGTACCATTAAAGGTTTTTGCAAAGAAACAAGATTTTGAGTGATAGAAAGGAGAGATCATTACTGGTTCGATCGATGAAAAAGTTACGGTTGCGTTTGTATGGTTATTTACTTGATAATTATAATTAACTACATCTGGAGCACCTGGATTTGTTGCAGGATTTAAAAACGCACCACGAGTTTGTTGTACTGAGTTCTCACCCCACAAAGCCATTGGGTTACGGGCTGAACCGTAAGTTTGCCAATCACTGTATTTTTGGTAAGAATCCAACATAGATGGACAGGTAGAGAAATCTAAATCGAAATTCTTTATTTCATTACCACAACGCATCATTTGATGAAAATATTCATTAACGTTAGAAGTTACCGAAGTACCGTTCAGCTTTACGTCTAATGTGCCTGTTGTAGCAGCGGTTGGGAAGGCCCTAGGGGCATCCCAAATACCAGGAGTTAATAGGGGATCGGTTGAACCTGGACCTGTACCTTGGAAAGTTAATGAATAATCACACTTTGTATAAAATTGTGGATAAATACCAGTCATTTGATCTGGTGGATTGAAATCAACGTGTATATTACCATTATTTACGTTTTGAGCGTAGAAAGGTGTGTAAGAAATTTCACGCCCACCATCATATACAGCGAATACACGCTCTGCTTGAAGGGCAAGAGCGGGATCAACTGAAGGCATGACTCGGAGCGGTATAGCGTTTAAACTCATACGATTATATAAATTACTGAACATAATAATTTATAATTTAAATTTTATTATTGATTAAATAACCTTCTTCTAAATAGTAACTTTGAAGATCCATAAGATTTTCCACCTGGAGCTATAAATATTGGGAAAAACTGATTATTAGTATCTGTCCAATAGAATTTTAAATCTATTGTTCGCCATTGTGAATCAGAACTTAAATTTATTAATCTATATTCACCTTGATTCGTAAAAACTATAGGTTCTTTTATATCAAAGCCTGTCGAACTTGCAATAGCAAAATCTGTTAATATTTGTCTAGATGAACTAGCGATAGAGCTATTTTGCTGATTTGATTGACCTTGAGTTGGTACATATTCTTGAACTGTTGGAATTTCTGAACTTGTTATAACTATTGTTGTTATATCGTTCCAATTATATAAACTCTCGTATTGCTGACTCATTCGATACATATCGAATGCTGAGTATATTATCCAATTAGTTATAGAGGATGATGGAATATTACCTAAATTAGGATCTGTTATACTTTTATAATAAGTTCCTAAATATGTAACTACATTATTCAAAAAGTATGTTCTTGTTGGATCCCAGTTTGTTGGTGGGATTTCTGGTACAGATAGTTCCCAAAATGTTGGACTAGTTTTTGGTGTATGACCTATATTACCATTATTTATAGATCTATACCATGAACCATCATTAAAAACTATTTCATTAGCTGAATACGTTAAAAGTGCATTATATAAACCTTCACGTCTCCAAGCTAAAGGAGTTGTTGAGGGATTATTCCCTATATTTCCATTTATTAAACTTCTATAATTTGATTTGGTAACTGTTACTGGATCGAAAAAACTTATGTTATCTCCCAAATTATATGTTACGTAGTTGTACCAAGGTTGAAAAAATGAAATTATTGGCTGCTGAGTTATTAAATTATTACCTAAATTTTTAACTACTAATAATATCTCTTTACCATTTGAACCATTAACATTTATTGCTGGAAAGTTATCAAAAAATGCATATAAACTTCTACTCATAAATATTTGTATAGTTGCACCAGCTAGCGTGTCTGGATCAAAATCTATATTTGCCATTAAACTAATTATTCCAGTATTCTGATCTAATTGCAAATAGGGGGCTGACGCCCCAGCTAACTTAGGAGGTGCTATTGATGACACTCTTGCATAAGCATTCGCTAACGCTGAATTTATCATATCTAAAAAGTTCTGATAATCAAAAACTTGATAGTAGGTAAAATTCTGTTCGTTTATTATTTCCCATCCTTGAATATTTGGAGGATCGAACTCAAAATTTCCTGCATCTTGAGAGACAAAAATTACATTCTCTTCATAATCTACTCCACCATAAGATAGAGTGATTGTATATTCACCTAAATTTGGATTAGTATTACCTGAACTATATGTTCCTGGTGATGGTTTAAAATTAAATATTGGTAAGACACCAGAATCTAAAGCGAACCTAATTATAGAAACTGTATAGTCATTTGGCTTTTGTAATATAGATGATTCACGAGTTTCTCTGTATGTTGCCGGTACTGGTGAATCTGATAAATTATTCATAATGGCATTTACATAAAAGTGATCTTGAGTTTCTGATACATAATCGATCTCTTTTTTATCATCCATCATCAACATTTTCTCTTTACGATTTTCTAGATTTCCACCTTTTATTTTTACAAGATTTTTAGATTTTTTAACTGGTTTTTTAACTAGTTTTTTATTAACTTTTTTACCTACTTTTTTAGTTGGCATTTATATATTAATAGAAACTATTAAAATTATATTTATTTACTGCGATAAATTAAATCGAGAAGTTAAAGCTGTCACCATCCAATCTGGATCTACTTTTACACATTTTTTTATATTAAATAATTTATAAAAATCGTCCAAAGATACTGTTCTTAAATTTAATCTAATTATTACCCATCTCCCACAAACTGCATTATTTTCCTCTCGTTTTTGGAATTTATAATGATTATATTCTATCTCACAATTTGAATCTGCTAATAATTGACTTA